CCTGACTACGTTCCAATATAATGGCACTGATTCCGGTAAATAATGTCGGAGAAGTAGGTATTGTCAAGGATATCAATCCTTGGGAACTACCGCCTAATGTCTGGTCAGACGGAAATAATGTAAGATCAGAGCATGGTGCTATTACAAAATCACCGGGCTACGCAGAGGTCATGGCGACCTGTCCTATTGTTCCCCTGTATATTACTAACTTAAATACAGCGGCAGACAACTACTGGATTATAGGTGGAACAGCGGCGATTCATGTATTCAAAGAAAGTAATACCACTTGGTATAATATAACAGGAACGTCTGGGCCTTACAGTGCTACCGCAGAAGAGAATTGGACATCCACTGTTTTAGGTGGAATTCTCATTATGACCAATGGATTTGATGACCCACAGTTTTGGGCATTGACCAATGGAGAGCCTTCAACTTCTACTGTTATGGCAGACTTAACTGCATGGCCAGCAGATACTGAATGTAAATCTATGAGGGCTTTTCGTTCGTTCTTGGTCGCCCTTAATGTGAATGACTCTTCAGGAGTCTCTGATGTGGGATATTCGAGACTTGTAAAATGGTCTACTGAGGCAGCCACCCAAACTCTCCCGTCCTCATGGGATGAAACTAGCGCAACTGTTGACGCTGGAACTTATGAATTGGCTGATACAAGGGGAGCGATATTAGATGGCCTTCCCCTGCGTGATACGTTTATGATCTATAAGGATGATTCCATTTATAGTATGACTTATGTGGGAACTCCTTTTATCTTCGCATTTCGCCAGTTATCTCCTTCGGTGGGTGCACTTACAAAGAACTGTGTAGCTGAGTTTGATGGTGGACACTTCTTCTTTGGGAACGGTGACATCTATATTAATGATGGTCAGAAGGTAACCTCTATTCTTCCCCACAAGATTAGAGATTACGTTTTCGATTTCATTGATGGTGCACAATATAAGAAGTCTTTTGTTGTGGCAGACTACGGAAACACAGAGATGTGGGCTTGTTTTCCTACGGCTGAAAATACTTCAGACCAGTGTAATAAAGCGGTTGTATGGAATTGGACAAACAAAGCGTTCACTCTTCGTGATCTTCCAAACCTTTCCCACATTGGTTATGGTTCCATAGCAGACCCGAATTCATTTACCACATGGGCCGCTGCTACTGGAATAACTTGGAGTGCTGCTTTGGGCGCTTGGTCTGCAACTTGGAGTACAGTGGAGAATGTTCTTGTCATGGCATCACTCACGGACACAAAGATTTACCGCAACGCCTCTGGAAACCAAGAAGATACGACTGATATGACTTCATACATTGAGCGCACAGGGATGGCTATGGGAGCGCAGGGTCAAGAAGATAGAACCTCAGTCAAAAGAATAAAGGCTATATGGCCCCGCATGGAAGTCTCTGGGGCTAACACGGTAAATGTCTATGTGGGTACACAAATGTCTACAGAGGAGGGAGTTACTTGGACTTCCGCCTATACCTTTAATCCAGATTCTGAATCAAAGGTTTCTTGTAGGGCTAGTGGAAAACTATATGGTGTTAAGTTTGAATCAACCGGAGACTTCGATTGGAGATTGGATGGTTACGACATTGAACTAGATGATGCAGGACGTAGAGGTTCTAGGAGTTACTAATGGCTACATACAAAGACAGGGTGGTAAAGTCTGTCAGGTATTATGAGCCGGGGCCATTACCATTAGAGAGTGAAGATTTAGGAATATATGTTGTCACAGAATTAAAACGGTTGGCTAATACTATACTCAACCAATCACATTTAAGAGTGGAGAGAATTCATGCCGAACCAGAAAGACCAAGAGGGGGAGATATCGTCTACGCCGACGGAACTGACTGGAATCCCGGATCGGGCGAAGGAATTTATTTCTTCGATGAAACAACACAGGCATGGGTCAAACTGTAAAGTAGCCCTTGTAAACTCAGAAGACGTTCCAATGATATGGGAAGATGTTATCCCACTGATGGAGGCTTCTCAGAACCAACAGCGGGAACTCTCCATTGATGACTTCTTTGAGTGCATCATGGATGAGACTATGCAACTATGGGTTGCCATAGAAGATAAAGAGATCATCGCCTGCATGGTTTCTCAGTTCGCTACATTCCCTCAGAAGAGGGTATTAAGAATCATTTACATTAGTGGAGAAGGTATGGATAGATGGATAGAGAACTTCCCAATGGTTGAGAACTTCGCACTAATGAACGGCTGCACCTTCTTGGAAGTATGGGGAAGGAAGGCATGGATAAAAATATTAAAGGAATGGGATTGGGAATGCAATTACCACATAATAACAAAAGACCTAACGGCTAGGATGCACTAATGGCTAGATTTATAAATTTCGATCCAGAATATTTTGGAAGAGATCAGTATGGTTTATTGGGGCAATCTATCCAAAAGCCATCTTTATTAGGGTCTGGCACATTTCCTTGGGGTGGATCAACTTTCACATCTACTCCAACTACCACTACGTCAACCAATACTACCCCAAATACCACTACTACAACCAATACAAATCCTACTTGTGCTTCTATTGGTAAGGTTGGAACATGGCCTAACTGTCGTGACAGGGAGGTATCTACTCCAACTTGCGCTTCTTTAGGAAAAGTAGGAACGTACCCAGATTGTCGTGACTCTGTAACTGTTACAGAGAGACAATGTGGGGATGGTGAAGTGGGTGTATGGCCTAATTGTAGGTCAGCACAAAATCTTACCCAGCAAGACTTATTTAATTTATTCGATGACAGAACCGTTGGGCCAACTACTGTTGCGGATGTGGGTAGGGTAAGGCAAGACCCAATGACAGGGCAAACTATTACAGATACTGGACTTAATACTGGAGATTATCGGTTAGATTACAGCCCATATGGAGCAGAAGAAAGGGGTCAGGGTGCAGCAAGAGGAACTTGGAATCCCTTATCAGACCCTGCTGATTTAGCGGCAAGACAGGCCGCAAATCTAGCAGCGGGGGGAATTCTTTCACAATCAGCAGTCACTCCTGCACGATTAAGCACACAAGATTTCCTTACTCAGTATTCACGGCCACCGAAGACCGTAGACCAAGGTATTCTAAGCCCCTCACAGGAGGCGGCAGCAGTTGGAGCAACTCCAGAAGCAAGGCAACGTGCTGAAGAGTTTTCAGGTAGTCGGGTCAGTGGCGAAACGCTAGGGCCGTCTTATGACCAAGGTATACTGTCGCAAGCATTGGCAGAGAGCCAAGCAAAGGAGGCTGTAAGGGAGGCGAAAGAGCGATCCAAGGCGCAAAAGTCTGCGAAGAAGAAACTTGAAGAAATACAAAAGAAGCAGGCAGAGGATAAGAAGAAAGCAGATCAAGAAGCATTCCATATTCGTGAGGCTGAAAAAGCGTTTCAGAAAGAGATGGCGAAGGCCGCAGAAAGGCGGCAGAAAAACGCAGATAGATTACTAAAGACTTTTCTTTAGGATAAAATAGGAAGATAATATGCAAGGCTCATCACCAAAAGAACAGGATAAAATCAACTTACCGGCGTATCAAAGGTATGGGCTGGAGCAGCAGAGGGATTTATACCAAAACCTACGCTCTGAACCAACCTATCCATTAGACCCGGTTCTCCCAATGACCGGTTCTCAGCAGCAAGCACAGCAATTAGCCACTGGATATGGATTCGGTGACCGCCCTCTTGCCATGCAGCATGGGGCTGAGAATACCCTTATGAATATGATGGGTGGAATAGATACCGGCGCTGGAACCCCTTGGGATGCCGCAAGACAGGCAAGGAGAAGCAGGGCTGTTCGTGGATTGACTGAAGATATTCTTCCGGGTATTCGTCAGGGAATTGTGGAGTATCAACCGGGAGGAGGCTCAGAAGGTAACCAGATTCAAGCCTTAGCCATTGCAAGACAACAGGAAATCCTTGATGAGCAGGATAAAGAGATGGAACTTGAGGCAATGAGGATGGCACAGCAGAGGCAAGGTCAGGCGTTAGGCGCTTACCCCGGCATCATGGGCGCTCCTGCACAGTTCTACGGTGGAACCATGCAGCAGGCTGTTGCACCCGAATATCAGGTAGGACAGGCCATGCGTACGGCTGACAAGGCTGCATACGATGAGCGTAGAGCCAACGCTATTGCTGCCATGAATCAATATAGTAAAGGCATAGGTGATATAAGTGGCGGGTTTGGAGACATATCACAATTAAAAGACTTGGGTCTTTTGACCTACAAGTAGGAGTTAATTATGGCAGACGAATGGACAAAGGGAGTAGGCAAAAGGTCTATATTTGACGTGAGCGACTGGATGGGCGCAGATGAACTTGGTGGTGGCCCAATGTACAGTGCGGTGGAGCATTTTGGCTCTGAGTATGGTACAGGAGAAGGCAAGTCTGGAGTGTCTCATCCGCTACACGTTCCCCCAACAGATTTCGCATACACCCTAATAGATTCA